TACAACCAGCGCGAAAGCGTTAGCGACCGACAGACCTACGAAGTGCCGGATGCACTACAGGCCCTAATTAAACCCCTGCGAAAACTGGCATGAGAGCTGGCGAACTGAAATACAGGCTAACGCTGTTAGAGCCGGTAACGGTTACTAACAAGTTTGGCGAAGAAACGCCCACCTACGAAGCGACGCGAACCGTACACGCAGAGCGCGTGAAGCACAGCGGCAGACGTAGCGAGGAAGTAGGCGAACACTTTGCCGACTATAGCGTAGAGTTTAACATCCGCGACGCGCACCCTGTAGCAGAGGGCTGGCGCGTACAGCAGCTGGGCGGCTACCTGTATAACGTGGTAAGCATCCAGCCGAATATCGACAGAGGCATGCTTACTTTGAGCTGTGAGCGCGTTAATGAGTAGTTAGGTATGAAGTACCCAGCCGCGAAACAAAAACCGCTTAGAACGCGAATTTAACGGAAATTTAATAAATGGACGCAGCGTTAAACTACGACGACGAAAATTTGCAGCGGTTATTCGCTGAAATGGACGCGAAACACAGGCTAAAGGCGTTAAAAGGTGCCTTTCGTAGAGAGGCTAACCAGGTACGCAAAACGGCCATAAATAACCTGCGTGGCAGCATCCGTAGCGACCGCGATTTGGAAAGCGGCGTGCGTGCCGTAGTGTATAAGCGTACTGCTGGATTTAGGGTAACAATAGGAACCAAAAAAGCCAGCAAAGCCGGTGGCAAAGAGTACGGATTTCACAAGAACCGCCAGGGCCTAAAGAAGCCCATACTAATATGGGCCGAAGAGGGTACCGAACAGCGAAAGACAAAGACCGCTACAAAGGTATTTGTACGCAGCCGTAAGGGACACAGCACTGGACGTATGAAACGCTACGGCTTTATGCGGCAGACGCGCGACGACGTAGGCGATACCGTAACGAACAACTTACATAACGAGCTAATAAGTAGTGTAGAAAAAGTAGCAAAGAAATATGGCTGCACCTAAAACATCGCTTAGCGCAGGCGAACTTATACGCGCCATCCTTTTAGAGGATGCCGAAGTAGCCAGCAGGACAAATAAGATATTTCCTGTGGCCATCGACAAAGCCGTACTGCCTTACATCCTTTACCGGCGTACTGCCTTAGAGCAGAACGCGCAAAAGGCTGGGCAGCCTGGGGCCGACACGGTGCAAATGGAAATTATCTGCTTTACTGCAAAATACGCAGAGGGCGTAGAGCTGGCCGAGGCTGTGCGCGCAGCCCTGGATAACGTACAGGGCGAGGGTGAGGGCCTACGTATGCGCAGCTGCATACTGGCCGACAGCGAAGAAGCCTGGCAGGACGATGCCTACGTACAGCAGTTAGTGTTTAATGTGAAAATTTAGATAACCTATAAAAAGTAACGACTATGACAGCAACGACAAAGACAGGCTACTGCAATGGTAGCGACATGCTGGTTTACGTGAATGGTAAGGCTGTAGGACACTGCACCACGCACACCACCACGCTTAACAGCGAGACCAAAGACCGTGCCGTAAAGCCGGTGGCAACTAAGGGTATATCTGCTGGCCTGTGGAAAGGCAAAGGCGTAGTGGGCCTTAGCATTTCCATTTCGGCAGACGGCCTGGTATTCTACGATGAGACCGAAAGCGGCTATAAGGAGCTGTACGCAGCCTGGAAAGCCGGTAATAGCGTACCAGTAAAGTGTATGGAGCGCGAGAACAGCGACAAACCGTACCTGGCTGGTAATTTCGTTATCGCATCCCTGGAGCGCACCGACCCTGCGCAGGATGATGCTACCTACAGCATTAGCCTGGAGAACGACGGCGAACCCGACACGCTGGACGAAACGGCCATCACTGAAAACGAGGCTGGCGAGTAGTAACGACATAGTAACGAGCTATGAAGCAGCTAACGATTACTGTAAACGGCACAGCATACCCCTGTAGGCCAACTATGGGGGCTATGCTGCGCTTTAAACAAGAGACCGGCAAAGAGATAACGCAGATAGATGGGGCCAGTTTTACAGACCTTTGCACCTACCTTTGGTGCTGCATCGTATCGGCCAGCAAGAGAGACGGCAAAGCGTTTGACCTTTCGCTGATGGACTTTGCAGACAGCATCGAACCCAATGACATGCAGGAATGGGCCGATACGCTGGTGGCAGAGGCAAAAGCACCAACAGAGAGCGACACAGCTACCGGCAAAGGAAAAAAAAAGAGCCGGTAGGCATACTTGACATTTTGGGCATCGCGCTGGGATGTATCGGGCTATCGTATGACGATTTCTGCCGCTGTTATCCCGACGAATACTACAGCATCGCAAAAGCCTGGCACGAAATGCGCGATGCCGAAATGAAAGCCGACTGGGAACGTATGCGGCTGCTGGCTACGATAACCATACAGCCACATACAAAGCGGAAAATAACTGCACAAAAGCTGGTACCGCTACCCTGGGACACAAAGAAGAAAACGCCGCGTAAGGCAGAGGCCGACACTATGACGGTAGAACAGCACCGACAGAGGGCAGCAGAGCTGGAACGGCGACTAAATAGTAACAGTTAATATATACGCACAATGGCTGGCAAAAGCACCATATCTATAACCTTTAAGCTGGATGGCGACAGCAAGGGATTTAAAGACCTGGCAAAGGATGCCGAGGGCTTTAAAAAGGTTATGAGCGAAACCATATCGGAAGCGCAGCAGCTTAACGCGAAAACCATAAACTTTGCGGCTATCGCTACTGGCATTAACCAGGCGCAGCAGAGTATCGCACAGCTACAGGCGACATTAAAAGGCTTAACGGATGCCTACGCTACCCAGCAAGAGGCAGAAACTAAGCTGGAAACCGTTATGCGGCAGCGTATGGGTGCCACTGATGCCGACATTAGCAGCATTAAGAAGCTGGCCAGCGCGCAGCAGGATTTAGGCGTAATAGGCGACGAAGTACAGCTGCAGGGCGCGCAGCAGATAGCGACCTTTATAAACGAGCGTAAGAGCCTGGAAACGCTTATACCTGCCATGAATAACCTACTGGCGCAGCAAAAGGGCCTCAACGCTACCGGCAGCGATGCCGTAGCCATCGGCAACCTTATAGGTAAAGCCATGCAGGGCCAAACGTCTGCACTGCGCCGCGTGGGTATTACCTTTTCCGAGGCAGAGGAAAAGATAATGAAGTACGGCAACGAGAGCCAGCGCGCAGCTATGATGGCGCAGATTATTACCAACAATGTAGGTAATATGAACGCTGAATTAGCTAAGACGGATGCCGGTAAGCAAAAGCAGCTGGAAAACACCCTGGGCGACATTAAAGAAAAGCTGGGCAGCCTGGCACAGGGCGCGATGCCATTTGTTACCATCGCGGCAAACACTACCCTGGCCCTGGTTGGCGTGCTAAAGCTGGTGGCAGGCGTTAAGGCTGCTACAGCTGCCATTACTGCCTGGAACCTACGAAGCAAAGCGGTTAGCGTTACGATGGTAGCCCTGGGCCTGCGTACATCGCAGACGGCAGCATTAACGCGCGTGCTTAGTGCTACGTTTACATCGGGAGCCTACGCAGCCACTACCCTAAAGATAGCACTACGCGGCCTTATGGTGGCTACAGGCGTAGGCGCAGCCATCGTGGTAGTTACTATGGCCATCGAAGCCCTTATGAATACTGCCGACGATGCAGCCGACAGCATAGACGGCCTTAGCGACGCGCAGGAACGTGCGCAGCGCAGAGCGATGGAAGCAGAGGCAGCACAAAAAGCCTCTACCGCTGTCTTGGAGCAAAACCGCGCGGCCCTGGAAATAAATATCGAGAGGCTAAAGCAGTTTAAGGGCACCAAAGCAGAGGAAATAAAGATAGTAGAGGAAATGAACGATACCTACGGCGAAACGATGGGCTATTTTTCCAGCGTGGCCGAATGGTATAACGCCCTTATATCTAACAGCGAGGCATACTGTAGGCAGATGGTAGTAGAGGCCAAAACCCGAATGTATGCTAACCAAATCGCAGAGAAGCAAGAAAAACTGCGCGCTTACTACGAAGATGGTAAGATACCTGGCGACGATGTGCAAGGCTACCTGGACGGCCAGGGCGTAGATGCTGTTACCGGCGGTGGCGGCAGCGTAGAGGCGTGGGCACGCAATACAGAACGCGAAGTAGCACAGCTACAGCAGCGTATCAAGGATGCCGTAGCAGAAGCAGGCGAAATAAATTTCAATGTTAAAGGCGCAGGCACACGGCCTAACCTCAAAGGCGGTGCCGGCGGCGGTAAGACTGGCAACGGCAGTAACACCGACGCAGAGAAAACGCGCCTGCAAGAGCTGGCCGCGCTTATCGACGCGAACAAAGAAAAGTACCTTACCGCATCGGCAGACGAGCGTAAGCAGATTAGCTTAAAGATAGCTGCCTGGGAAGATGAACGCAGGCAGCTGGAAATCCTGCAAAAACAAGCTGAACGGCCTATTAGCCTGGATAGCCTGCAAGACATCGACGATGAGCTGGCCTACCAAACTACCTTGCGTAAGTATGCCAACAAAGAGAACCTTAAAGGCATCGACGCAGAGATAGAACGCCTGGGCAAACTGCGCCGCGAAATGGAGCGCAGCAGCCATGTTCCTGCGCCCATCGAAAGCATTACCACGTATGAGCAGCTTAACCGCGAACTGGAATACTACGCAGAGCAGCTTAAAACTGCCGATGCTACGCAGCGCGTAACCATCCAGGGTCAAATAAACCAACTGAATGAGCTAAAGGATAAGTGGGATGCTACCCTGGCAGACCTCAAGAAGCCTGCACCCATCGGCCAACTTAACACTATCGAACAGCTGGACGATGCTATTAGCTATTACCAGGCAAAGCAGAAGCAGGCCAGCGCAGACGAAATTGCCAACATAGAAAAGAACATCGACGCGCTACGGCGTAAGCGCGCCGCTATGCAGCGTGGTATCGAGCTGCAAGAACAGCAGCGCGAAGTTACCGAAATCGGCAACCTTAGCAGCCGCGAATATAAGCTGAAAATACGCAGCATCGGTTTTGACGAACTGACCGCTAAGATTAACGACCTTAAAAGGCAACTTAACGACCTGGATAACCCAGTAACGGCAGGCCAGCGTAAAGACATCGAAAGCCTTATACAAGTGTATGAGCAATGGCGTAAAGAGTCTGTTAGCGGCTTTGAAACCTTTAGTAGCGGATGGAACGCAGTAAAGGGTATCGGCAGCGGCATAGAAAGCATTACTAACGCCTTAGAGGGTAACGGTAACGCCTGGCAGACTGTAGTAGGCATTATCGACGGCTTTATACAGATATACGAAAGCATAAATGCCATTATCGGTATTATCAACATGCTAACGACTGCCTCTACAGCCCATGCAGCCGCAAAGGTGGCAGAGGGTACCGCATCCACTGTGGCAGCTGGTGCCCAGGTAGCAGAGGCAACGACACAAGAGGCAGCAGCGGCAGCGGCCATCCCTGTTATCATAGCGAATAAGGCTGCTACAGCATCCTACATGGAGCTGGCCAGTGCTATGTACTTTGCGGCCCACGCGTCCATACCATTTGCAGGCTTTGGCATCGCAGCTGGCTTTATATCGGCTGCCGTAGCCATGACCCAGGCGATAGGCTTAATGCCGTTTGCCGATGGCGGCGTGGTAAGCGGCCCCACATACGCCCTTATCGGAGAGTACGCAGGCGCAAGCAATAACCCCGAAGTGGTAGCCCCACTGGATAAGCTACGCGGTATGCTACAGCCCCAGGGTGGCGTAGGCGGTAACGTGCGCTTTGAGATAGAGGGCCGTAAGCTGGTAGGCGTTATGGCTAACGAAACCAGGGTAAGCAGCAAATCGGGACGTAGGACAAATATAAAGGTTTAGGCAGTATGTATATCTATGGCAGCTTTTTAGCACAGAATAGCGCAGCGATTACGGTTTACATCGTAACCGGCGGCGACCGTACCCAGGAAATCGAGATAAGCCCCGATAGCCTACAGCTGCAATTTCCTGCCGACAGCCCAGTAGAGATTACCAGCGAAGTAAACGACACTTTCGACCATCTACTGTGCCAGTCTGCTACCATACGGCTGCTGGCGCGTGACTATGTGCCCGATTTCTTTGGCGCGTCTGCGCGCGATGCCGTAGTGAACATCTACCAGGATGGCGTTTGCATCTTTGCAGGCTTTATCGAGCCACAAAGCTACAGCCAGCCATATAACGAGCTGTGGGACGAAGTAGAAATAAACTGCATCGACGCGCTATCTGCTTTGCAGTATTCTTTGTACCGCAATATCGGCAGCTTTGACGTATTCTACGACGAAGTAAAGAATAATGCCACACAGCGCAGCTTTTACGACATCCTGGCCGAAATCCTTAATGGCGTTACTGCCGACCTGGATATAGTAGGCGGTAAGACTGTGCGCTACCTCTACGACGGCAGTAAGGCCATCGACAATGCCAACACAAACCACTACACCATATTTAGGCAGCTGGCCATTTCAGAGCTGCTATTTTTAGGCGATGAGCAAGACGATACCTGGCAGCAAAACGACGTGCTGGCAGAGCTGCTGCGCTACCTTAATTTGCACATCTACCAGGATGGCTTTACCTTTTACATCTTTTCCTGGGAAACGGTAAGAAGCACCGGCACGATTACCTGGCGTAATATCGCTAACATGCAGATAGCGACTACTACCAGGAACACTATTACCATCGGTAACGATAACGTGGCCGACACGAATACGCAGATAAGCGTAGGCGAAGTGTTTAACCAGCTGCAACTAACCGACAAAACGGAAGAAATAGAAAGCATCATAGAAAGCCCACTGGACGATGATTTGCTTACATCGCCTTACAGTAACAAGCAGCTGTATATGACAGAGTACAGCGCAGATGGCGAGGGTAAGACAGCCTACAACGCGTTTAAGGCTATGTGCCATGACGAAAGCACTAACTATGGAGCTGGCACGATTACAGACTGGTATATACAGGTAAAGAATAGCGTAGCCTGGCGTTTCCCTACGCCCAGCGGTGAACTTATTACGCTTTTCTGTAGCCAGGGTAAGAACCAGCAGGCACTACCTAACTGGATGGCTAAGAACCTGGGCGCAGCCATTATCGCTTTCGGCAGCGTACAGATGAACACAGCCAAAGACGATAACAGCCCAGTATCTAAAGTAAACATGACTAACTACCTGGCTGTATCGGTAAACGGCAATGGCAGCGACAAAGAAACCGAATACTACCCCCAGGATGCCGATATTAAGGCCAGCATCCCTATGGCCGTCTATACCGGCAACGCAGCAGGCGGCACGTTTTCGCCTGCCGACGACGATACCACTAACTATATCGTGCTATCGGGCAAAGTGATACTTAACCCTGTTATGGCTATGACCGACACGTACAAAACCCTGCACGATACAGAGGACTGGGGCGCAATACAACAAAACTACGGCGGCTTTTACGCGCCTGGATGGTGGCATAAAGTGCCCAGCCGCGATAACGGCAATGGCCGCTACTATACACGTAAATACTGGAAAGCTACGCTGCCTACCGACGAAGCGAGCTGGGACTATAACACCGACGATGGGCTGCTGCCGTACACCGGCAAAGGCCCCGAAAAGTACGAATTTAAGTACAGTGCTATAGGCGACAGCACCGACACGATAAGCAAAGTGGCTGTGCTTTCCTGCATGCTTATAATAGGCGATAAATGCGTGGTAGAGACAGGCACCGATGGGCAGACCAGCGATTTTACCTGGCGCAAATATAAGACCCTGGAACAATGCAGCAGCGAAGATGAGTACTACCAGCAGAGCTTTACGATAGGCTTTAACCCCAAAATAGGCGACAAGTTGATAGGTACCGAATTTGGCCTGCAAAATAACATCGACTACACGATGGGCATAGACGCAGAGGGCATCGCTATACCTATCCACAAATCCGATAAGGTTAGTG